AGGGGTGGTTGAGTCACCATCTGCATGTGATGCTACTTTAAGTCCCCATGCTACGCCACCGGCGCTTGTACTTGCTTGACGATAACGAACTAGGAACGTAAGCGTTCCTATATCCCAAGACTTAGGAAGTTCAAACCCAAAGACTATATCTTGTGCTGTCGTACTACTAAAATCATATGTACGCGTACTTGCTGTATAGGTAGCTGTTACTGTACCATCACTCATACTGCCAGCAGCTACCCATAGAGACTGTTTACCTAAAGTTGATCCTGCGGAACCAGTTGCTCCCTGTGCACCTTGACTACCTTGAGTTCCATTCGCTCCAGTAGCACCTTGACTACCTTGAGTTCCAATAGAACCCTGGGAACCTTGTACTCCCTGTGCTCCTTGTGAACCTATAGTTCCCTGACTTCCTTGTGCACCAACTCCTCCACTATTACCTTGAGCACCTTGAAATCCTTGTGGACCTTGTGGACCAACACCAGGAGGAAGAAAGATTTCTTCCCATACATCAGGCCCAACACTTTTAAGAACCCAGAAAGTCCCGTCAGATAAAGCAGCTATCCTACTTATATCAAAAGAGGTATAAGTCTCTGCATCGCGAGCTGTAGCGTCAACAAACTCTAAACTTACTGTAGGAGGACGATTTATCGGAAGTAAATCTTTAGTTAAAATAAGACTCATAAAATTCCTTAAGCAAGAATAATTTCAGAGGATTCTAAGTTACACACTATATGGATTGTTGTCGCAGCAACTCCAGTAAATGTAACAGACAAACCTCCATTAGTTGTATCAGCCGAAAGGGCAAGAGTCCAGCTTGGGACATTACTTATCGCTGTCACTGTAGAAGCTACTAAAGTAGTAGAAGCTGCTCCAGTTTCTCTAACAATACATCCTTCAACTTTCCAACTTGCAATATCAGCTGTTCCAGACTTCTTGGCAATACAAGTTCCTACAAAAGTCATTGCTTGGTTATCTTGAAGAAGTAGTTGACTATTTGCTGCTGTTCCTACGTTATTATCAGAGAGAAGAACAACAGGAGTTGCGTTAAAACGTATTGCTGTTAGAATTAATCTTCCAACTTGTGCTCTTCCTGTACCTGTACCAGCCAGCCTAGCTCCATGAGAAACTTTAGCATTAATCCCAAAATCATTAGCTGAATACCCATAAGATATGGAATTTACCCCTGAAGCTGTATTGAATCCTCCTCCTAGAATAACTGCTAACTCTCCAGAAGCCACTTCGGATGGGGAATTTCTATAAGCTTGTAAATCTATAGCACGGGCCCCTCTTTTATTCCCACCATCAGCTCCGTCTGGTATGGATAGAGTAAGAGGGCCAGCTTGAATACCTAAAGTAACCCCAGAAAAAGTGTCACCAGTACTTGTTAAGTTAAAACTATTAACAGAATCGTAAGTGGTGGCACTTTCTATAAAATTTACAAGCCCTCCTCCAGAACCTAATCTTTCCCAAGCAGGAGTTCCTGTAGTTTGACTTATACATCTCCACAGGCTTAAGTCATCAACTTGCTTGTAAACTTTATCTACATTATCATCTGTGAAAGCGGCTTCAGCGATTCTTGCAGTAGCATCAGCATATTCTCCGTCATGTAGTATATGATTTTGACCTAAAGGAAGGTTTTTATGTAAAGCATCAATTGTTCTAGCCATTTTATTTAATCCAATTCGACGTAAAAGAGAGAACCATTAGCATGAAGGACAAAGTTCGGTATTTGATTTATTCCTGTGATATAAGGAACATCTTCATTAAAACCTTCATGTTGCATTATAAAGACTCTTTTAGGTATTCCATCTATAGCAGTGGAGATTAGTATGTTAATTTCTTCTGAAGAAAGTCCTCCAGAAGATACCCAAGTAGGTACACCTGCAACTACATCAGAAATATCCCAGAAAGTCATAGTATCAATATCGTAGGCACGACGACCAAGATCAGCTTCTACGAAGGTAACAATAGCAGTAGATGGGAGGGTTCCACTTAAGCGATCCGCTTCGTTATTAAATTTCCACGCAATCAATGTGTGACTAATAGAACTCTTACTATGTTTACGCATCGTATAGACTCCCACTAATTACATTATAATTTATATCTCCTGCATAAATATTTTTTGTTATAATCTTTGCAAGACTATCGTCTGCACCATTACAAGATGCAGTGATTGAGAAGGTAAAAGTCAAATTCTCATCACCTTGTAGTTCATCAAAGATTTGATTCGGTATCGGAACTGTAAGTTCTCCATAGATGTAATTATATTCTGTATCAGGAGTTTCTCCAACCTTAAATATAGTATCTGTGGTCTTATAGAGTTCAGTATGATTACCATCTACATGAAAAATACTTATACTTCCGTTAGGGAATTTACAAACAACTTTATAAGTTGTCTTTCGTACAAGACGAAGTGCTTCATCATCCATCACTGGAACGTGTGTCCATACTAGATTAAAACTATAAATTCCTCTTTCTTCGTTAACTATTGCATGGTCAGATACAGTGCTGTAGGAGATTGCAAAAGTAATATCTGTTGCAGGATCAATAATAACTTTGTTATTCTTACTACGGAGTGCAAGTTTATTAGTTGTAGATTTTACATCTGATCTTATATATTCGATGTAGTCGAATTTAACTGTTTGGTACTTTAAACCAGAGATAATATAGAAACCATCTTCAAAAGTAATTTGGGTAATAGTGAAATATTCTATTTCTGTTGAAACTACTGCAAAAATACTCTCAGGAACAAGGGTTAGTGAAGCTGTATCTGCTGTAACAGTAGAATGTACTCCAGAAGTTTCATTTAAAGTAAGTTTCACTGCACGAAGAAAAGAATAAGTATCGGTATCAGTTAGTTTTGTATTAGTTGTAGCTGCTCCTTGAGCATAGACTGTAAGATATGTTACTCCTGAAAGCGTTAAACTCCTATCAAGATGAAGTGTTAATACTCCAGAAGTCCAAGATGATGAAATCACTCTTCCAGAAAGTGTTTCTTTCGCATTATCAGAGTCTTGAACTTGTATAACTTGTCCCTTGTGTAACTTTGTTGCTAGTAAACTTAGTTTAAAATGAACAAATCTATCGTTTTCTAAACTATCAAAGAGTAGACTTCTTCCCTTACGTACTGCCGTAAAATCACTATTACAACCTTGTAAGACTATATCAGTAGAATTAAACCCATAAAGATCAGTGTAGTATGTCGAAGATGATTTACTTAGATAAGTTGCAAGTTCTCCACTCTGTACAGAGACAGTTTTTGTCCTATTCATATTATCTTTATCTTGAATAGTGATGTTGATTTGAGTATAGTTTTCAGTAATATCACTTCCAGAATATTCAAAGACACCATTATCTACATTTTGATTCGTAAAAAGTGGAACTACTGCTAGTTCATCCGTTGTTAATTTCTTATCATATATAACACTAACAAGTCCATCAATTTCTACAATATTTGCATTACCAATACTAAGTAATTCATTTAAGAATACTTCAGCATCTTTACGCTCAAGAAATTGACCATGCACACTATGCCGAAACTCAGAATAAGAATTTCCATTATACGTAGTAGTGATTACTTCATCACAATATCGTGCAAATTTTTCAAAAGTATACTTTGCAAGATACTCTTCAGGAATCCCAATACCACGAATAATTCTTTGCCTAACTGTAGGTGAAGTTGAGCTAACTGTTGTAAACGTAGCAGTACCTACAGTTGGCACTACTGAAGTAATTCTCCACACATTATCAGGATCATCAAGTTGTTTTACCCATTTACCTGCTGCATTATCTGGATAGACATAAGACGTTCGTTCCGATGTATTATTAAACACCCAATAGTAGTGAACTATAGGACACCAGGTGTTTAACTTATCTCCTAAAAGATTGTAAATTATCCAACTAAGATTTTCTGTATAAGCTTTTGTCGTTCCGAATGTCCCATCCCAAGAACTGGAAAGATATGTTCTATAGGATGGATTTGTGTAGTCATTTACATAGTAAGTAGATTTAGGAAGGTAAAGTTTCATACCTCTACCTTCACCTCCTACAACAGGAATACTATTTCCAATTTCACTTGCATCATTGATCCTCACAGCCAAGCAAGCTGTTCCAGCATAGACTGTGTGGTCTGTGTTTGTATAAGCTACAACTGTTTGGACGTATGTTTTGTTATAATGTCCTGGGCCTGATGTCACAGAGTCAGCAGATATTCGACGTACTCGTATTGCCCAACCTGTTGAACCTATAGTTCCATCTGGTCTAGGAACCATAATATCATAGCTATAGGGGCTAGAGGTTTTAATTCCAGCCTTACCCATGTTACGATATTTTGTCCAAGAAATTGAATCTGGAGGGTCTAATCCATCTAAAGCTCCAGCATTCGGAGCAGTGTCCATTGTCAGTTCTACACCACTTGTACTTACATTACCTTTAGGACTTTGCCAAGAAAATCCAGAAGGAAAAGATATGATTACTCTTGCAGTTCTTGCATCAGCAGGTATTGTATATGTCGGTGAGTTAGGAGAACCACCTGTTTCACAACGAATTTCACTCGCCGGACCTCCAATAAATGTACCTACTTTATCAAAACCTTCAATACTATCTTGTGTAATTGTTCCACGTACCCAAGCAACATCAGCACTATAGTTGATTATTGAACTATCGTTGAAAGTAACATTATCCAGAGATTCAACTTCTCCTTCACTAAATGCAATTAGAAGAAGAAGTGTTTGTTGGCTTTTATCAGTATCTGGAACAACTGTACTTCCACCTCCGCCACCACCCATAGCTAACTGTATATTATTATCTTCCATATTTATCCTACTCTAAACCAGTTTGAATTTCCAGGAACATTTACTAAAGGAGCTTCACCAACTCCACCTGCTGCTACAGAAATTCCATGAAGCCCTGAAGAGACAGAGTACATATCTGCTGCAATAACTATACCACCAAAGATACATTTTCCAAACACAAGTGGTACACTTCCACCTTGTTCTTTTATATTAGGAACTCCGTTGAAACTTTTATTACTTTGAGATGTTGATGGATCACCTGATACAGTAGAAGTTGGTGAAAGTGCTTGAATAATTGCACCAATAGCAAGACTTACTGCAACAGAAATTGCAATATATGTCGCAGCATAAGCAACTAAAGAAGCCGCAGTAGCAGCAGCCGCCGCAGCAGCACCACCTGCAACACCTCCAGCAGAAACAAATGCCGCACTAGAAGCAGCAACAGCAGCAGCTTCTTCAATACCTGTTGAGAGAGAGACTTTATCTCCGACAAGAAGAAGATCATAGGATGAGAAATCTATCATAGGTCCAGTGGGATAGATTGGTATTGGAGTACTTTCTTTAGTAAAACTTCCTAAAACATATGAGAGTTTACTTTCCTTTATCCCATTCCAGAGGTCTATTCTATTATTCTTTAAATAATCTACTACCTGTGCAAGATTATTCACATCAAGAGTTAAACTTTCTTTGAAATTGATTGTATGGAATAGAATTAACATAAGGAGGCGTGCCTGTAGACTTTTTCAATACTGTTAAAGAGATTTTCTAAAGGTTCATAGGCTGAAATAGTAGATTGATTTAAGACTCTTGTCCTATCAATAAAGATACTTGTATGGTTTCCACGAATACCTATAGTGGAAGAGAGTAAAATATCTCCAAAAATTAAAGCATCTTTATCCCAGTCTCTTATTTCAATAAAGTTATTATCTCTAAACTCTTCTTTGAGGCTTTGTGGATATGTTTTTCTATCCTCTGCTTTCTTTAAAAGGTTATTTTCAATAACTATTTCAAATTCATATAGGTAGAAGTCTTGTACTAACGTACCGCAATCATTAACTCCCATTATAAAAGGTCGATCAATGTATTTCTTTCTCCGCTTCGGCGGATATTCTACTGGTGGAGTAAAATGTGTTTCTTCCATACCACATATTAAAAATGGGAGCTGAAGCTCATATTGTGCGATGATGTCTTTAGATGAAGGTGTACAGAGATGAAAAAATCCTTTACTTGTATGACTGTGAATAATATAAGAGATATTCCCTTCATAGAGGGATAGAAAACTACGATTAAAGTCAAAGTTTTTAACTCTATCTTCTGCCTCATTGGGGAGAACAACTAGACTTTCATCTGAAAGAATTAATCCACAAAATTCTTCAGGAAAAGCTTTCCTTACTTCAAGTTCGATAGATATGAGTAATGTTTCTGATAGATTCATAAAACGTAGTTTAGAATTGTTTATAAACACCAAGACCTTCAAATCGTAGATTCAATGGTCCTTCTCTAAGCATTTGTCTTGCAGGAAGTTTTTTAGTTTCCCAAGATGTAAGTGTACTAAGTTGATAAACTACTTGAGTCTTTGGAATTATACTTAAAGGTTTTGCGAATTTATAAAACTTACGTTCAATGAAGATACTTGTATCAGTCATTGCTGATGTGCCAATGTACGTTTCAAAGGTCTTTAAATACGTGACGCTATAACCTTTAAGTGAAGTTATTCCAGGAAATAGGGAACTAAAACTAAGCCCTACTGTACTAAGCGTAAGCTTCGGAGCTTCACTAATATTATCTGTGGTAAATCCTATCCCTGTAATTGTGACAGGAAAAGAAAGGAATTTATGCCCGTTCCAATATATATCAGTAGTTCTACGTGTATTAGTAATATAGTAATTAACATTATCTGGACTCGTAATTATAAATAGTTCTATAAGAGCTGGGAGATCAAGTTCATGAAGCGTTTCAAGTACTGTAGCCATTAATACACCAATTTTAAGGTAAAAGTTAAAGATGTATAGAAGATTTTCTCACCAGCTACATAAGTTGAATTTCTTTCTTTTGTCCAGGATGTAGGGATGTAAAATAACATTGGTGGAACTGATTTAAAACTGTTACCAGTGAAATCAAAACTTAATGTCCGAAGGGTAAGACTTGTATCTGATTCAATTGAATCTATAACTCCAACAAAAATATCAATAGTAGACTCTTCAAGAGTAACTACGTTAATTATCTCTGTAAGGGATGTAAAAATAAAATCTCCTATAGTTAGAGATGTGAATGAAGTCCCAGTTCCTGTTAGAGTCTTGCTCGCAGCACTACCTTTAATTGTTCCAGTTTCAAGTGTTGAGTGTTTTACACTTTCGGTTGGAGGAACCCATGAGATAAAAGTATCTGTCTCTTGAGTAGAGAATAGATTCTCTACATCTACTACGTTTGGGAAAAAATGCTCTGGATCATCATCTAAAAGTTTTCCATAGGTTAAAGAATATTCTTTAATTCTACTAACTCCAACTGAGTAACTTTGTGTATACAAATTCAATGCTTTACTTCTAACAACATTAAATGTAGTTTTACACTTTAATGTATTTAAAATACTCTGTTGAAAAGGTAATTCATAGATTACCATAGGTTAACCTATTAGATTTAATGTCACTGAAAGAGCATATTGAGGATAATAGGAGGAAGTATATTCGTCTACTATCCATTTTTTACTATTCCACGAAAATCTTTCTGATCCTTTAGATGAGTCTAAGACTTGTTCTATAGATGCAAGTTCATTTATAGTTAACATTGGATATTCTACTACTGTTTTCTCAGAAAGTAAATTAGGTGTAACTCCTTCAACTGTTTGGATTGAACCACCAGTAAAGGAGTTAATATTTGCAGAAAGCTCAGTGATTGCTTTAGCACTAATTTTAGAAGTTAACGGTAAGTTTATCATACTTTTCTCCTATTGGCAATCTTTTGATTTTTGTCATATAGATAAATTTGTTTTGAAGCTTCTTTTTGTGCTATAGCTTGAACAACTGATGTTGAAATCTTATTAGCTAATTCATCTGAAGACTCTTTACCTGTATGGGATACATGAATATTAATATTATTTACCTGTGTAGAAGCAATTGTAGCTTGTTTTCCTTGAAACTGTAAAAGATTATCAATATGTCCAACTGCTCCACCATCTGCACGGTTTAGATTGTCAAAGAAACCTACACCGTACTTTTGCACAACTTCAGGAGGAATATTGACCTCGTTTGCACTTACATTAACAAGCTTGCCTGGACGGTTTACACCTCTCTTTGAGCCTTCAGAAATAAGTTTCTGTAATCTATCGTAACCTATTCTTCTTGCGGCTGAAGCTTTAAGAATATAACTACCATCCGGCAGAACTGTTGATATACTATCAGAAGTATCTGAACCTGGGCCAGAAATCTTTCCTGGAGGAACTTTACGGAAGTTATTAAGTTGAACGATGTTATCTCGTGCTACTGAAGATAATATTCCACCAGTAGCTTTATTAGGTATAGCTGAACTTACATTAATGGAATTTCCTCCATTTACTATTCCACCTCCAACACTTCCACCAGATGAAAACATCATCATCTTGATACTTTTTATACCAGCTTCAACAGCAGCAAGAGCCATTTCTTTTACAATGATTTGTTCAATCATCTGTAGAAAGTTTACTCCAAAACTCTTTAGAGCTTCTGTAGCGGTTTTAGTACCGTTTGCGAATTCAATGAATGAGTTTGTCAGATTATCTACAACTTGACCTTTGATTACATCTCCAACTTTATTACTCTCAGCTTCAAGTTCCTTCATCCGAAGTATGAGAGAATCAATTTCATTCTGAGACTTAGTTAAATCTGAGCCAGTCTCAGTGCCCATTCTACTGCGAATAGCTGCTATCTGTTGTACAAAGTTACTACTTTGAAGCTCTTGTTCTGCTGTAGTTTGTTTAAACAAATCAGCTCTAAAAGAAGTGATTTGGTTCCGTGAGGCTGCTAGGTCAATTAGGTTCCTTTTGATTCCATAAGAATCACTATTAGCTGCTTGAGTTCTTTGTAGGACTTCTAAAGAAGATTGAATATCAAGACGTTTTCTTTCTAATCCAAGAATTTCTAGTATCTTCTGAGCTTCTTTAACTCGTATTTCATAAGCTTGTTGTGTTTCTTCAGTTCCTTGCCCATCAAGATCAAGTATACGAGCTGTATTAACTCTACGAGTTTCTTCGATAATTAAGTTTCTGTTTTCAAGATCAAATCGAGCAAGAGCTACTTCATGTCCTTTATTTTTTAACTCAAGCTCTTGTATAGCAAACTCGGATACCTTTTGAAGTCTCTGTAGTTGGAAGTTAGAACTTTCACGATTAAGTTTTATTAACTCACGGTCAAGATCAAGTAGTGCTTGTTTTCTATCTTCTACTTGCGTTAGTGCTTCAGTTTCATTATTAATTTCTGCTATAGCAAGCTTACTTTCAAGCCCACCTGAAGTTCCTTTAGCTTCATTCAAATGTCTTGTAAAAGGAACTATGTATTTTGGATCAGCTTTACCATAATACGCGTCTACAAAAGGTTTTATCTGTCCATTAGCATCAACATAATCTTTAACTATCTTACGAATAGCACCTTCATCTATAATTGGTTTATACTCTTTAGCAATCTTTTCCAGGAAAGTAAGTTCTTCTGTTGAAAAAACTTTAGCAGAATCTAAGGGTTGTCCTTTAGAAATTCCTTTACCTTTAGTTTCAAGGGCTAAAAGTCTAGCTTCTATTTTTGCAGGAAATTTAACTTCAAAGTCTAAAGCAGTTGATGGTTGAAGTTGATATCTACCTAATGCAGCAGTAGAACTTACAGCGGCATCTGGATCAACATTCCCATTCCTATCTCTATATCCTGCACTTTCTTTTTTCTGTGTAGCTTTAATAAACTCCTGTACAGTATATTCTCCACGCTTCTTGGTATTTGAAAGATTACTTGCTTCTACTTCTGCTAAGGTCTTACTATAAGCTACTTGATACTTAACTTGAGTAGTCATATTTGTAAGAAGCTCTAGTCTCTTCTCTTCCAATGCTCTACGTTTATCCGCAAGGAAGCCTTCTTGTGTTAGTGCTGTGTTTATATTACTTTGCTTGTACTCAAGTTCCTCTATATAATCATCATAGAAAGTTAGGGAAGTCTGTAAATATTCTTTCTGTTGTTTCAACAAAGCTTCAAATTTAGTCTTTGCAATTTTTAGTTGGCTTGCAGATGCTTGAGAATCTGCCTGAGTCTCTTTAACTCTACCAGCACTAGTAAGGTTGAATTTATAATTCTCAATTCCTGTAAGATATTCTATAATTGCTTTATCAGCATCTTCTCTTTGCTGTTGTGCAAGAGCATAATCTCCTTCATTACTCTTACTAAGAGTAGCAAGTCCCATCTTCTGAAACTCAGCAATCTTTTTATTAGCCTGTTCACGTATACGAACTTCTTCAGCTACTTTTTCTTCAAAGTCTATAAGAGTTTCTTTATTTGTTAGTTCATATTGAAGTTTAGCAGCTTCAAGAGTTTTACCTTCATTATTTAATGCCTCAATCCTCATCCGTTGAAGAGCTGCATGGTGATCTTTTGTAGAAACAATATAGTCTTTGTCAACAGTTTGACGAATCTCTTCAGTGCGTTTAGCTACAGCTTTTTCTAAAACTATTCTACGGTCTGCTCTTTGTAAAGCTTCTTCAGAGGTATCAGGCTCAGTTTTCCCTTGATTAAGCCGTTGTATTAAAATCCTACCTTCAGCATCTTGAACTTTCTTAAGGTCTGCTAGATACTGTTGTAATGCAGGATCATTTGTTAACGTAGCTTTAAAAACATCTTCTTTACCTTGACCTTTAACTTCAGGTTCTTGTATATATTTAGCTGCTTCTGCTATACGGTCTCTAAATTCTTTAGCTTCTCCACGAAGTTCTAACATCTTGGAGATTATTAAACCTATACCTGCAAGTATTACTGTAGGAGATTTAAGTAAAGCAAATGCTGATGAAATCACTCTTCCAGTAAGAGTAGCTCCGACTTGCATTGCTGCAAATGAAGTACTAGATGTTGCTGCTAGGAAAGTTATAGAGGCTCTAGTAGCATAAACTGACCTAGTTACTGTTGCAAAAGCTGCTGCAACTAGAGGAAGTCTTGCAAGAAACATTACAAAAGAACTTGCTTCAATAGTTGCAAGGACTTGGAAACTATTTCCGAGTAAGTTTACTCCTTTAATATCCTCATCTATCCATTGAGCTACTGAAGTAAAAGTTTTAACAACACTTACCATTATCCCAGAGGTCTGTCCATAGATAGTTTCTCCTAAGAGAATCCATGCGCTTTGCATACGTCCTACATTAGCATTAAGACTCTGTGATGCTTTATCAAAACTATGTTCAAATCTCTTAGCATAGAATTCTGCAAACTTCTCAATAGTATCATGAGCAAAGACTTCTCCTCGCTTCATCTTTGCTACAAGTTCTTGTGTTGCAAAGTTATTCGCCTTGGCAAATGCAGCAAAAGCACCAGGAAGTAAGTTACCTAATTGTTTTACAAGTTCTTCACTTTGTACTTTAGCTTTATTAAATATCTGTGCAAGTGCATTAAAGATACCAGTGGCTTTATCGGCACTAAGGTGCAACGATGTAATCACCGTATCCATATTCTTGAAGATTTTCCAAGAAGTTTCTTCTGATTCACCTGCTATAGATGTAGAAGCACTAAAGTTTCTCCAAGTTTCTCTTAGCGCAGTTAGCTTTATACCTGTTCTATCTGCTTCATCTGTCAGTTTCTTTAGAACAAGTGTAGCCTCACTATATCCGCCCATTGTTGTTGCAAGGACAGATTTAGTTGTTTCAAGTTCCATACCTACTGATGGAACTGACTTTAGGGCATTAAAGAGTATATTTCGTATAGCATTCCATATTGTATATGCAGAGATAATCTCCCCAACACGTAAGAATATACTTCTATGACGTTCAGCTACAGCAGCAGCTTGTTGTTCCATAGCATGTAATGCTCTTGTACTTTGAAGAATATTTCTTTGGTATTCTTGTTGTGCATGAAGAACTTCTGCATTAGCTGCACCTAAAGGCAACGTCCCACTAGCTTGTCTACGAGATATGTCTGCAAGGCTTCTTTGTAGGTCTTGAGCAAGCTGGCGTTGACGCTCATTTGCACGAATTTGTGCAACTTGTAAAGATTCTGCTCCATGCACATGTAACGCATGTTGTTCTGCTATGTTAAATCTTGTACGTTCTGTTTGCTCTTGTAGGTTTTGGTTAAACTTATTTATATTCCCTTGTTGTACTGCTAGTTCCTTAGCTGCATTTTGTTGTAGCAGAGCTATACGTTGAGCACTTTGACTAGAAGCCAATGCTGCCTGATCTGTTATTTGTTTTTGAGCAGAGATACTCCAGTTCTTAGCAATAGCATCAGCAAGTGCTTTCTCAGATGTAAGAAGTTTCTCAGCATGACGTTGCTCTTCTTGCTCAATAGCAATATCTCTACGAAGAGCAATACCTTCCAATGAAGTTGCAGAATTTTTAGCAAGTTCTTCTTGTCTCGCAAACTGTTTTTGATAGTTAGCAAGTGCTTCAGTATTTATCTTTGGTGTCGGAAGAATTGGATTAGTTAATCCAGAAGAAAGACTACCTCCTTGAGGAACTATAGTAGAGTTTACCCTTCCAAGCCTACGGCTTAAAGATTCTAAAGGTAAGGCTAAATTTGCGGCTTGTTGCTTAGCTAATATCTCAGTGTCATCTGCAAATTTCTTATAAGCACTATATAATTCTAAGTAAAATTTCTTATAACCTTCTCTAGTTCTATCAGCATCACCTGGAAGAAGTTTTAATAGATTTTGCCCAGTTAAAGGAGGAAGTTTTTGTATAAGTTCTAAAGCGATTCTTAGTTTATCTGCTGCATGTATAGCTTCACTTTCAGCTTCAATGAGCTTACTTAAAGGTTTTTCAGAGAGAGATTTTAAACTTTCAGCCCTAGAGACAACTTCTAGTCTTTTTATTATTTTATCTCTAAGTAAATCTTCTTTATTTAATCTATCAGTTATATAATCTTTCCATATAGCTCTATTATGTTGTAAAGCTTTCTCTTCTTCTTGAAGAATCTTGCTCCCAATAGCGTTAAGTTTGTTTTGATCGTTTATCGCAGATTCTTTAGTTGCTAAAGTAGAAAGTGGTCTATACTGTGTAGCAAGTTTTTGAATATTTCCTAAATAAAATTCATTTTGCTGAGCTTTAAGAGCAGCTTTACTTCTAGTAAGTATTTCTTTCTCTAAAGCTGCTTCAAGCTGTTGTTGCCTTTGTTGTAAAAAATTACGATGTAAGATTAATCCTTCAGAGAAATCTTTTAGATATTCTTCTTTGTTTGTCAGAGATGCTAGAGGTTTCTTAGCATTAAACCCTAAAAGAGTTTGTCTTACTTGCTTATCAAGTTCCCGTGCTTCAATTACACTTTGTCTTAAAGTGTTTAGATTCTTTATAGCTTGATTATACTCTTGTGCAGCTAATTCTTTTTGTCTAACTGCATAAGTAGCTAAAGCTTCTTTCTGTGCAATAATACGCTGTTTTATATCGTTTTCTTCAGCTATACGCTTCTTATTATTCTCTTGTATTTCTCTCTGTACAGCTACTTCTTGTAAAGTGTCTGCAAGTCTTTGCTTAACTTGCGCTGCATGTAGAGCAGTAAATTCTTTTTCTAAATTGGTAGCAAACTCTTGAGTAGCTTTTATTTGATCTCTACGTTCCTTGTCTGCTTTAGCAGCATTGAATCTTCCAGATGAATCAGGAGAGAATTGTTGTTGCAATTCTTTAGGAACCTTACCAACACCAAGAAGTTTAATAGAATTAAGATTCTCAAGACTCTTTTTAGTTTCATCAAGAAGTCTCTTAAACTCTGTAAGCTTTGCTATAGCAATCTGATCGTTATTTGTAGGAGTTGGTAATAACCCTTTCTGGATAGCCTCTAAAGAGCTTTTTACACTCTTAGAGACCTTGAGAGTATCGGTTTCTAATTTAGCTAGTCCTTGACTTACTCTATCTACAAATATTGCTTCAAAAGAGAGAGTCAGTTTTTTATTAGCCATTTTAGAACCTATTTTGTTTGAGGAGGTAAAATTGTATTAACATAACCGCAACGAATATAATGTATATTTCGTAGGGCTTCTTCAAGAGGGAGTCCTCTCCCATCTATTAAACGTAGTAATATAGCCGAAGATGGTAGATAATTTTCATCAAAATAATCTTTAATGCTTTTGAATATTTCATAGTAGTCAAGATGAATGTCCCAAAGATAGAAGATTTCAAAATCTTCTTCTAGGAGTTCATCTTCTTCCTCCTCAAGATCAAGACCTAAAGTCTTGAGAGCATCTTCTTCTTGTTTATTTGTCGTTTCGACTCCAGAAGATGCTTCAAGATAAACTCTACCTAATAGTTCTCCGACTTCTATTAGTTTTTTACTTGTGCTTCTTCAAAACTCAAGTCTGCTGTAAGACTTTTGTTGTATGAGTCATAAAAAGAGGATTTCCAGAGTGAAGAGTCCAGAAAAGTGTCTAGGAGGACGACTAAACATTCTTCTTTAGTAGTCCAGAAATCCTCTAAAGGGATAGCTTTACGAGTATCAGGGATATTTATTTCTTGAATTACTTCAAATGTATCTTCATCATACTCAGTAAGTGAGGCGTTCTTGATATATAGAATTTCATTACGAAGATGTGCTTCTAAAGCTTGTTCATCCATAGCACCTAGTGCTTCAAACTTACTCTGCAATTCACTTAGATTATATTTCTTAAACCCAATCATAATTTCTATATTCTTATCTGTAGACGAAGTTGGAATTTCTACAAAAGGTGCTTGTGTTTTAACGTATAGTTTTTTCATATTAAGATGTCCTCTTAAGTTAAGAAAGGAGGAGAGGATTCTCCTCCAGGTTGTTTACAACTAGCTAAATCTAATTTCAGTTGTTCCAATATTACGGAAGTTTAAGTCTTGGCCCAGATAACCAGCTACTTTAGAACCAGTATATTTTCCAAGTTGAATTTTATGCATTCTTACTGATACGAATTTATTATTAAATTCTGATCCATAGTTTACAACAAGTTTATGATTACGTTCTACGTTATTATCTGGGCGATAAGTTGCATCTGCTCTATCTTCAATAATAGTCAAGGTAACATCTGAAGGCATAGCGTTCTTACTCCAACCATCACCACAAGATAATTGGAACCTTGCATAGTCGTAACCATTCACCTTTGGTGCTACAAGTTTTTCAAAACAAACATTACTTGGAGTAGCTGTTGGAGGCTCTGCATTATTTGAAATAACAGTAACAGTTGATGCAGGAGCAGTACCAGTAATACTTAAAGAAGCTAAGTTTCCATATTGGCCTGGAGAATAGAAGTTAAGAGTTCTAATACCAGCTTTACGGATATAGTATGAACGCAGCGTTCCTGTCAATGTCCAATCACCAGGAAGTGTTTCACCATCAGGAATATTAGCTGCATAAGCTGCTAGAATCTCTGCACCTGTTTGGCCAATCTCTGCACCATCAAGAATATTAGCAAGTTGGTTAGAAGAACACCATACAGTATCACCAGCAGTAAAAGTTAATCCACCTACAATAAATGTTGCCGTAGAAGGAGCACCAGATGTACCACCAATACCAGCACTAGGAAGAACTGCTGAAATTAAAGAAGTATATGGGGAAAGTGAGGAAAGAGTAATTACATTACTTTTTGCAGTATCTGCAATATCATCTTTCTTAGTTTCATAATTTGCAACAATAGTGAGTTTATCTGCAATAGAAGATAAGTTACCCATGTAATCAAATTTTAGTTTTCCACGTTTACCTACTGTAATATCTAAATCAACGGTTCCTCGGCAATCAGTAGCAGTATAGATTTTTTGTTTATTCTCTGAAACCATATCATCAGAGGATTGATGTAATTCTACAGTTAGGAAAGCATTAGAGCTAACAGCATTGGTTGCCATAGCATAACCACTACCTTTAATCCAACCGAAACCTACTGCTTCCATCCAAGCGCCCATAGGAAGCTCACGATCTAAAGGAGTTGTAGAAGCTTTACCGATTTTAAATCCACTATTTATAGGAATTGCTACAGTTGCATCACCTTCCAGAACAATAATGGTACGTAATTTACCTGTACCATTTGTTGACAATGCTACAACTGAACCACCATGAATAGCAGAAAGTTTAAAAGTATCATCAGTTGCATCACGTACAAAGTACGTGTTATCAACTGTAATACCAGTTGTCGTTGTGATTTCTGCAAAGCGTACAACAGTACCATCAATAAGTTGGTGCCCTACAATTGTTACCAAATCACCTGTATCTGTAAAAGTAACATCAGTGTTAAGTTGGGCAACTTTACCTACAAGAACACCACTGGCAGTAAATATTTGATCTCCTACGGATACTTCGGCGGCGATAGTAGCATTAGTAACCGCAGTAGTAATACGCTGCATTAATAAATTACTGCCAAGCTGTGATGCAATTATACCTGTACCAGTAGACATAACAGTATTATTTACACCACCTAATGCAGGCATTAAAGCTTCAAAATCGAACTTTGCAAACTTATCTGTGACTGAGGTTTGTTCGTCCCTATCAAGATTTGACCCAAGATACTGGAAGGCTTCAGTAGTAAACTCTGTTGTAAAGTTAAAGTTCAGTGTAGGTAACGCATTACGTGGACCCATACCGGTTTTAAATGCAATACCTGATAGTGCATTCAATGTGCCAGTACCATTACCTGTCGCAAGATCAATCAATCCAGTACCAGTACCAGCAATAGCATTTGCACGAGTATCATAGAGTTTAAACGTATTTGCATTCTGTTTATTAATATAATAAACTGTACCAGTAGAAATACCTGTAGTTGTGGTAATAACTGAAAATTTAACACCATCACCTGTGGTTAAACCATGTGCAGTTAATGTAACTAAATCACTTGCAATTGTAAAAGTTACATCTTTCCTACCAAACAATGCCATTGTACCTTCAGCTTGAGCTACAGCTAAAGTAGAAACAGCATCGACAAGAGTAATACTTGTATTACTATTTATAGTATCTACTTGACCAATGATTTCATTGTTTAGATTATATAAATATGAGAATGGAGCAACTTCTGTAAGAAAAGCTGTACCTGAACCTGTTACTGTTGCACTAGCAGCAGTAGCTAAAATAGTTCCAGTTGGAGTAGCATTAACTACTGGAATATTTTCTGCAATTTGCTTACATCCAAAGATTGTAAGCGACTTTTCTGAAAATTTAACTGTCATGTCGTCTCCTTAAGAAGTGACTTTTAATTGATTAAGACTTTCTTTGATACAAGATGAAGGTTTAAATATTGCTACTGGAGTATCAATTGTTAAAGATTCATCAACTAAAAAACTGTTAACTTCTTCAACCATTGGAACTTTAACTTCATTCATGGATTCAAATTGTTGTTTTAATAGATCGTTTATTGATCTATCTGGGACGATACATCGTATCTTACCGTGTTCTTCTATATGTATAGACATAATAGCCTTTAATATACTCGTGGAAAAATTACACCTACTATCTCTCGATAATGGATTCTTGTATTAGTTGCTGCAAGGACAGAACCTTCAACTAAAAAGAGTGAAGATACGTTTGGATCACCTATAGGAGACCAATCTTTATAAGCATTAACTACGTTATTGTAGACAGTAACAAAGTCACTTCGTGAACATATTATATGGATTCCAGTCATAAGAAGTTTATTGCTTTCATGAGCTGCATATCCAGAAGATACCATTTCTTCTTTATCGTAATTTAAAGGTTTAATTCCAAGATGTCCTACATAAATCAATGTAGTTAATCCTCCTTGAGGAAATTCATCTATAGAAAACTCTTTAGAATACTCCGTAATATAACCTGTAATAGTAGAAATTCTGTCTATAAGTAAACTTTCTTCGTACATGGTTAACCAACTACTGAAATAAAGTTAGCATTAATGTGTGCCCAACACGGTTCTCGTTCTTTAATAGATCCTACTGTGAAAATATAAACTCTTGTACCAAGTGTCAGAGTAAACTCTTGCCCTTCTTCGATTACAAAGTCTTGAACATATGTAATGGAAGTTGTAAAAGTATATACTTGTTTTTCCATATCAAATGGAGATACAAAGTTTTGTATAGCATAGACTGCAACACCTAGAATAGCTTTAATACTTCCATTAAGGAATACAAGTTCCTCCCCAGCGGTATCAAGTGCAAATTGTATCATTTCAGGTGTTTCAGCCATAATATTTTGCTACACTATTTAAGATTATTTCAGGGATATTGTCTAAAGCTTTCTGTACTTCAGGTTCATATTTAAAAACTGTTTCAGCAAGGTCTGCTAGACTTGGGCCATATAATTCATGGTATTTTGCCCTACGTCCTCCAACAATTTTACCACTTTCTCCACGTGTAGGGAGTTCACTCCAAGTCTCTGATATATCTCTTACATAAATCCCTTTCATGTAACCATTATCTACGAGGAATTTCTTATAAGGAGTACGTTGACGCTTTAAACTATATCCTCCTTTCTTTCTTACATTCACACTAACACTACGAGCTTTGTTTATAGGTAAGAAATATTTCTTATCTGAAGTTAATGTTTTAAAAGGTATTGCGTTAAAGACTGAAACCTCAGTTTCTCTATGTGGATATTTTATAAGAGGAATCTTCTTCTCTCTATATTGTAACCCGTACCGAATAAAAGTTTTACCTAATGCTTCTGGTTTTACAGCCTTTCCAACCATTACTTCTGATGGAACTCCTGGAGCATTATATAAAGCCTTTACACTTTTATCTATAGCAGCACTTGCGAGTAAGACTGCTTGTGTAAACTCTACTTCAAATGTAGAAAGTTCCATACCTTTAGAAAAAAAGGATTTAATCTCTTTAAAATCAGGTATGGTAACTTTTACGTTTTGCATAGAACTATGTTTAACTTGCTGTAAGTAAACCTTGAGCAACTAATACTGCTTCAAGTTCCAAACTTCTTGTATGAAGATTTTTAATAATCGTAAGAACTGCATTCATTTCATTTGCATTAGCAAAACCAAAAGGAGTTGAGTTTGTTGCAGCTTGGATAGCAGTATCTGTTGTTGTCGAAGTAGCAATTGTAAAAGCATTTGCAGCTACACCGATTGCAGTTATTGCACTACTTGGTGTGACTGTAGTAGCTATTGCAGCAGCTAGATCATCTACGTTGTGGTATTGTATACTCATTTAAATTTCCTTGGATTTAAAATAAAGAGACAGGTATTACTCTGAATACTTTTCGCCTAGCTAAGCTAGTCTCTCTAAAACTTTAAAGTAGTTTAGGTTGAAGAAACTTTCCAAGAGACTAATGCGTCAATATCCCAAGGGAACATAACGAAAGAAGTATGAAGTTCTTGTTCCCATTCACCAGTCTTTTCTTCCATCCAGGTATTAACCCATATAGGCATAGCAGCCCAACGTGCTTTACGGTGTTTAATACGACCATAACGCATACCTTGGTATCTTGCATCTGGAATACCTACAATTCTTCCAGTAGGAACGTATGCTGTCTCAGTTCCAGTAATACGATCATTATAAGCTGCTGTGTATGTATAGATTGCAACAACAGAACCACCAGCAAAAGGAAGAAGTCTTTGATAGGTTAAACCACGATAAGTTTCTACCATTGGGATGATTTGCATTTCAATACGATCACTAACTGCTAAAGTTAAATCAGCAGCTTTACTATAATGTGCATTAATATCATCTTCAAGTAACTGGTACGCATTAGATGACATTACAATCATCTTAAGAGGTTTACCTCTTACCATAGCAGTTTGAACCATACGTTTTACATCAAGATATGGTGTAGGTGCTTTAGTACCACCAGTAGAATCCCATGCACGTTTACCAGAACCACCATTACCAACATGTGTGGTTAAGTCAATTTCAGGAACATACATACCTGTTACATAATCTGCATCAGAAGTTACAACTGTACGGCCAAAATTCCAAGTAACAGTAGCAGCTTTAGGACCTGAAGCAGTATGAGCACCTGTGAATAGAATATCAGCAGCAGCTTTCTCTTTTAAGTTATCAAAAGCATTTAAAGCATTTGCTAACTTCTTCTGTAAGCTTGCAGCATCATTAGCATTAACATCAATTTGTCCAAAAGGTTGACCCAATTGACGTTGATTCAATGTTTCAAAATCATCTGTATTAATTGCTTCTTTTGCATAAGCAAAACGAAGTTCTTCAGTACCAAAGTCAGGAAGTTGGATATATCCAGCATCTGCTTTAGGATGAACATATTGACCCATTACATTTTTTGCATCGTTTTCACGATCTACGTTAAATGTAGGAGCTTCAGTAACATCTCTATCAGCAAATTGATCTGACAAGAATGTACCTTTATTAAATTTCTTACCTTCAATTACACCTGAAAGATATTTTGATACTTCATAAGGTGACATGAAGTCTGCATTAGTTAAATCAGCCATTAGCTTCTGTCTCCTATATTAATAAAACCAAGTCGGTAGAATCCCGACCCTTCAACAAATTTCTTTTTCAAATTATTACTTGCAGCAGATGTACCAGAACAACCTGTATTATAAGCTGTGGCAGCAACAGTAGAACCATCTGCTTTTGTCAGAACAGTTGAAGGATCATTTGCCCAACGTAAGAAAGTAGTACCATCATCATCAGCCCAGAAAGAAGCTTCAATGTAGACTTCAGCAGTAGTTGCAGCAGATGTTGCATCCACATCATACACAGTTACACCAGCAGTCTTATTAAAAGTTGCAGTACCAGCAACAACAGTAACCGTAGGTGCAGTTCCAGTAGAAGCAGCTACAGCCAAGTTTGTTACATCTGAACCAAGAACAGTTGATGTTGCATTAACTGTATTTGTGTCAACTTTGTTAAAGAAAAATGCAGGAGCTGTACCAGATGTAAATGTACCAACAGTAGTTGCAATACCAGCAGCAAGTAATGCAGCATTAGCTACAGTGGTATTTTCACCACCAACAAGAACTGCCATTGCATCAACTAAGTTTGCAATAGAAGCACCACCAGAACCTACGGTGAAAACTATACCACCTGTACCAACTGTTAATGTATCCGCAGCAGTCAAAGCAGCATTGATTGTTACAAGTGCTTGTTCAGACAAACCACCATGAACTTTCAAATGATATGGATACGTAGTATCACGTTCCAGGAACGTACCTGCAAGGATAACTTGACCAGATTTAATAATCGCACTATCTGTTTCAGGACATTCATCCTTCTTATAGAATTGACGAAGTGTTACTCTATCTGGATAAGCATTCCAGCCACCACCTTGTTCTCTATCTTCTTTATTAGACCAGCTCATTATAACATACCTTTAATAGCTTCGTTTTCAGTAGTTGCAGCCGCAGCCATTCTTAGAAAATAGTCTTTAGCAGATGCAGGTTCTTGTTCTTTTTCTTGAGAAGGAGTTAGTACTTTTGAAGAAGTATCTACATGATTTGCACCTTGTATTGCTTCTTTAATAGACTCGAAACTCATAACTGCAACATCGACTGATGTATTAGTTTTAATAAACTTCATTGCTGAAGTTGTAGGAATTTTAAAAGTTTCAGAAGCATCAAGAATACCAAGTATTCTTGCTTGTTCTTCATTCTTTGCTTTAGCGACTTCCAAAGAAGTCGAAGCTTTCAACGCTGCTAATTCAGTTTGTACTGCATTTAACTGTACTAGAGCATCTTCTAAGGTCATAGCCATATTATTATCCTTTGTTGATGTTAAAGATTGTTGTGAGGTTGTAGTAGATAAAGATAAAACTTCATCTATTGAAGTTACAATCCCATCAATTAAACCTAATGTTAAAGCTTCTTCAGCTAGAACTGTTTTACCTGCAAGAGAATCCAGCAGAGATTGTGTTATCTGTGGTCTAAACTGCATCACAGTAGTATTCATAATTGTATCAAGTGTTGCAAGCATAGAAGTTGCTTCATCTAATGCCTTTTGAGGAAATTTCTCATGAGGATTCAGAAGAGCTTTATCAGTCTTACTCCGTATGATTGTATATTCAATTCCATCTTGAGCATCTGCTTTCATAGTATTTACTAGAGTCATAATGACACCAATAGAACCTATGATAGAAGAACTTGTAGCGTAAACTTTTTGAGTAGCTGCTCCAATTACATACGCAGCAGATGTCATCATTCCATCAGTAATGGTAACTGTTTCAATACCATATTTTACTGGAAGAGAAGATATAAAAGCTGCAAGACCAAAAAGTCCTGCTACTTCACCACCAGGAGAATCAACATAAAAGTATATCTTTTTATATCCTTTTGAGGAAAAATATTGTATATCTTCTGTAATACTTGCATAAGTAGTACCACCACTCATACCTGCACCATTTTTAGCAGATAGAGAATCAAACACATCTATTACTGCTGATTTATCCTTAGAGAGTTTACTTCTAGTAGGAACTTCTTCCGCAGATAGAGGACCTATAGATTCCCCAGCTAAAAGTCTAAGACTTACATTAGATGTAATAATGTCTAACTTACTTTGAGAGATTGCTAGAGGTGTGTTTAGTAATCGAGAAAGCAGTCTTTGATAACGCATAATTAGACCTTTGGTATTTGTTAGGTAAGTTTAGGTTAAAAGTCAACTTTTGTCAAGATTCTTTTAGACTAAACATATAAATAATTTACTCTTTATTTATATTCCTGTTGTATTACTATTACTTTGTAGATTACTACTTTGTTGTGTACTAGAATTTGCTGAAGTAAAGGACAAATCTATTCCCATAGATTTTAGTAAATCTCTATTAATTTTATCCGCTTCAATGTCTTCAATAGTAAGTCCACGTTCTGCGAGTTTATCTGTAGTAATTCCCATACCTGATTGGAGTTCAAGTAAATCAGCTTGAATATCTTTCATATCATCGATACCTCTCCAACGTGGAAGTTGGAAATACGGAATAGCACTAGAACATTTTGGATTATAGAGAATTGCAAGTTCTTTAAAATAATCTGCTATAGGTTTATCCCGGAGAGGAATGAATAGGAAGTTATGAAGGTACTCAAGTCGATTACGTGATTGAATCGCAAGTCCAATGAGAGAACTATAGTTTAATCCTGCTGTATCTCCTGTAAGTTCATGGTATAGTGCATCTGCTACAGTTGCAATCTTACGAAGTTCTTTTTCTACGAGTACACCAAAGTTTGCTCCAATGTCAGTTCCTTGGAACATTTTAACTGCTTCACCCTTTTTTGGGTAAAGTACTTGTGATTCTTCTGTTGAGTTTTGAAAAACAAGTTTATCATTCCCATCTTCATCAGTTTTTGTTCTCACACCACCTACTGGAAGCTGAGCCAAGGCTTGTCCTGTTGACTCTACAATAACAGCTATACTCTGTGCAGCCTTCTGTTTATTAACCGTTGCAGTCATAAGGTCTTCAAGAGAATAAAGGGATAGAATCACTGAACCAAGTAAAGGTATTCCAAGCCATTGACCTGGTTCTTCTCGAATAAATGTATGAATTAATTCATTAGCAGGAACTTCTACATGAGTAAGAGCAGGTTGATACATTTCTGCTTGTTCGAGTAGACTCTTTCGGAAAAAGTAACTTTCAGGAACAGAATTATTAAACTTTATACCATATCTTACAGGTCTAGTTATTTGATCCGTAAGTGCTGTATTCCAAAAAGTATCATGAAGTAGAGATGGAATCTGTTGAAGCTTTAGTGGAACTGTGTTGGTATTTCCATCACGAACTATTAGTTTACGGATATACGAATTTCCTGTAATAAATATAGAAGAGTTCGATACTCCTTGCATTACTTTTAAATTACCATGTCCATCTACGCAAGGATTAGCTTCAAACTCATCCCAATAACCTTGCATAAGCTTATGGCTTTTTCCATTAGAATACTTCCAGACTGTCTTTATATAGTTTGTTCGTGTTACCCAGTTTTTTAAAGCAATCTTAGAATAACCATTATTTCGACATAAATGTGCAGAACGTGCTTGTAAATATGCAAGTTCTCGTGCAGCAAGCTTATCTGCTTCACCTTTAAAGATACCTCGTAGACCTATCTTATAGTTTGTTTCTGCCCCTTCAAAGTTATTTGAAAGAGGATAGATATTATTGTATGGAGAAGTTGCCATGTTATTTTCTCACAATTAAAGGTATACAAGAGTTAGAACGAAATACAGGAGTAGCTGCTGGTTCAAGTGAACTCAGATAATCTAATAGATCGTTTTTAAAAGCTTGAAGGGATTCAAGAGTTATACTGTCATATTTATAGAGTCTATTAAAATCAGCAGAAGATATACGAAATTCTGTTACACGTTTCCCTGTAAGAATATCTTCTATTGCCATATTAACTTTAGCAAGTAATGCTAGAGCTTCTGCTTGTGTTAAATCAAATGTTGCCATTTTCTTTCCTATGAAGTTGGGTTATAGTATTTTTCTAAAGATTTCCATTCTTCATGATCGTAATTTCTTATACCTACTGCATAAGAAGCGTGCATAGCTAGTTTCTCTCCATCCATAGCTTCTTTACGTTTACCTGATATGAGTTTAAATACTGACTTCCCTGTAGTTCCACCGATGTCGATAATCTTCCTACAAGAAGTCATTTGTTCTTCATAGTTACCGTAGCTTTGCTCGTTGTGGTAGTAAAGATTACTTCGAGCTTCAGGATTTTTATTTAATGCAACACGTTTGAGAATCTCCTCATGTGCGCGATGTGCTCCAAGCATAAAAAGTGTAACTCCCATACGTTCTGCAATACTTTGACGTGTTTCTATGTCAGTTTTTATATCAACCTTCGCAGGTTCTCTATAAATCTCACTATCACTATATCGAGAATCTTTAGCTCCTTTAGTAGCAAAGACATAGCTATTGTACTTTAACATTGCAAGAACCCAACGGTAGACAAGTTCAGTATTATCAGCAGAGTCTATTGAAATTGCATGAACCTTCATAGGTTTCCCTGTAACATGTTGAAAGTTTCCATGTATAAGATAATCTGTAAGTTCTCCCCAGACTCCTAGAAAGTTACCAACATCATCTTGCTCCTGTGTCAATACATCTCCAAAAATCTCTATCCATTTAACAAGCCAAGAGTTATTATTTCTTCCCCATGCACGAATTATTATAGCAAATCTATTATCTTGTACATCTATTCCAGCGGTAAGAACAAGTCCATCCATTGGAACTATACCTTCAATATAGTTCTTACGAAATGTTTTCATTTCATCTGCTTCAATTGCCGTAACACCAGAAGTATAAGGTAAACCGAGACTATTATTGCACCAATCTTTTGAAAGAGATTCATCACCACGCTCCAATGCTTTAGCTGCTAGAAGTTTCTTTGTTACAAGTACTCTTGCGTCAGATGTAGCCTCGAAACAAGAGAGTATTTCTGGATGTTGAAATGTGTAGGTTAGGGAGATTTTCTCATCGCGAAGCTTTTTCCGAAGAACTAGTTTATCTATAGAAGGTTCAATGACTTTGTATTCTTCAAATGTAAGTGTTTCTCTTATTTCTTTTCTTGGATGCCATCCGTGGGAGAAGTCTCCACAATCATCTATAAAACCAAAATTAAGTCCTTTCTTTATATTGGCTGTCTTTTCCTCAAAAGTCCAAGGAGATTTACAAGATGGACATACAAATGTAGCTGTTTCTGGATCATATTTTCCAAACTCTTCATCAATGTAACGATCTCCATATTCATCATACTGCAAGCATTGCTCCATTGTCCAACCAGAAAGTTCTACGAGTTGTTCGCAAGCATAGCAATGTGCTTTAAAGATAAGTTGAAACCCTCGATTAAAAAGTTTCTCCATGTTACAATAATCTTTGAATGTAGGAGTTGAAAATCCTAGAACTTTCTTTCTACCAATCCGGAAAGACTTCTGTCTTCCCATACCAAGACCAAGCGGGTCTCCTTGTTTAGCTACATCTGCTTTTACTTGAGCAAACTCTTCAAAGATAATAAACGGAATTGCAGAAGATAAGACAGATTGAATAGAACCAAGGGTCTTTAGGCCGAGGGAACCTCCAGGAAAAGTAAAGTAATCATGTGAAGGTTTAGCGATACCAATATTTAGTTTATCTTTAAGAACTTTCGTTCCTTTGAAGAAAGGAGAGAAGCGTTTCCGAGAATACTCCTTGAGGAGTGATACTCCTGGAAAGAATACAACAGTATGACATGGGTCAAGGTTAAGTTTTCTACCTATTATATTATTCTCTAACTCACTAGCTCCTATCTGCGAAGATTTCATCATACCTACAATGTGAATATACCAATTATCACATACATGGTAGATGTACTTAAAGGCAGGAGTGCGAGAGCAATCGAATTTTCCTCGTATAGCTGATTCATCAGAGGACATTGTACGATTAGCTTCTGTCCACTCTATTGTCGTACTTCGTACTGCCTTACGAAAAGCTGTATAGAGTTTTGCAAATAGCGAACGCTCTGATATGTTCCCCTGGACTCTTTGGATTTCTCTAATCATATTGCACAACCGCATCCACCAATATCAAACCTATCTTCTTCTGCTTTATTAGTTTCGAGAAATTGCTCTCGGTAATCCTTTAAAGTAAGATAATGAACTTTCCCGCCTATAGTTTTCTTTAAAAAAGGTAAAGTTTTTACTTCTCTAGCAAGAGTCTGTTCTTGTTCTTCATGCGATTTGTATCTCTCAGGTAACTTCTCATATAGAGTTTTAAAATGTCCTAAACCTGCTTTAACACAAAAACCTCCACAGTTAGCATGCCCGAAACCCATACTATATAGTCTTGGTTTTCTTATACCAAATTGCTCACTATAATTCTTCGGAATTATCCTTCCTTCTTCTACTAAAGTCGAACGATAAACCCAAGATTTCATCGTTTCCTGTACTCTTGTAAGGCGATGGTGCTCTGAAAAGTCTATACCAAGATGTACTTCTGCGTTTAAATATGTTACAACATTAGTTCTACAAACTTCTCCAAAGATATTAACTAGGGGTAAGCCAAGATAATTAAGCATAGGCTCTTCTACATCGTATCCGTAGTTCTTTTCTATCCAGTTAATTAGTAATTCTCTTTTAAGAACTCTTGAACATATATCTAATCGTGAATTTCCTACAAATCTTTCATCTCTAAACAACTCCCAAGGTGTTCTTCCATCGGAAAGTTCTACGACCTCACATCCAAGAAATTCTACTACTTCATCTTTGAATCTATAATTATCTTCGTCTTCTATCTTAGTATCTGCAAATAGAAGAAGAGTGGCTTCTTTACCAAATTTATCAACACAAGATTTTGCTTCTGCAAAACTTCCCATACCACTTGAAAAACTTACTATATGTTTCATTTGAGTTCATCCAGTTCATCAATAGGTTTGTCAAGCATTGTTTGTACAAATTCATCTCGATCAATCTTAACTTCTTCTAACATCCTTGTACCAAGTTTATATAAATTCTCCATGCCTTCATCAATAGCACTCTGTGTCTCTGGAAAGTCTAAAGCAATCCCTAACAATAAGTCTCTTATATTAAGTATAAAGGGTTCAAGGTCTGCAAGTTTGTTCGCAAAACTTACATACTCTTCATTCTTAATAGCTATCGCTTGCCAAAGTTGAGCTTCTCTCGCATACTCTGTCTTAACACTTTGTTCAAGTTTTGCAGCCATTAAAGGATGGATATTATCTTCAGACTCTCCTCCTCCAGCAGGTGCTCTTACTTTGACTCTTCTATTCCCTTCTTTACTGTGAAAGTCCATCAAATGTGTAAGACATTCACGGTAGGTAAAGCTACTTAGAGGAGAAGGCAATCTTCCGGCTTGTGCCCATTGATATAATAGACTTACGTTTCTTCCTAAAATACCTGCAAGAATGGCCGGTGAAACTATTTGATCGGGATTAATAAAGGTAAGTTGGGTTGATTTCACTTCAGGTTCTTTAGAGGTTTGTTCCATAAGTCAGTAATATTCCTAAAGTTTAACTTTATTTGTTAAATAAAGAGATTTGTGTTACTATTGTACTAAGTTTAACATACTTTATTTATAGTTGCAATCTAAGATTTTTTCCGAGTTGACTAAAGTGTTAGAAAATTTATATACTTGGATATGAACATCCTGTTCTACTTAAGAAGTTCCTAATATATTAAGCAATAATAAGAATAAACTATGGCACAAATAAACGCAACACAATTAGACGATATAGATACATTAATACGTCAAGAGAATGACCCGGAGAAACGAAATGTGTTACTAATTCTACAAAGTATGACTATAGGATTAATACATGTAGTTGATACAATAGAGAGTATAGAGAATAAAGTAAAAGCTAAAGATATATTATATACAAGAAAGATTGAAGAATACGATACTACTTTAGCGAAAGGGAGAACGATTTGGAGAGTTCTTACAGTAATGTATGCACTTTTACAAGCAGGAATAGTTGGTATAGCTGGATACAGTTATAAAACTATAAGTGAAATTCGTGACATGTCTTATTCTAACCAGATAAAATTAGAGATGTTACAACAAGATTTAACTAATACAAAGAATCAAGCAATGATAACACAACAAGAACTTTCAGATATGTTGAAAGATCATAGACTCATAGATCAAAATAGATAACTATTCTTGAGGTTATAATGAAAGCACTTTCACCTAGTTTACTTCACGAAGTTTTTAAATCTACTCCTCTAAGTAGAATTGAAATCTTTACACCATTTTTGAATGAGTTTCTTCCAAAGTATTCAATTAATTCTACCAAAAGAGTAGCTGCTTTTTTAGCACAAATAGGTCATGAAAGTGCTGGATTTATTTATACAGAAGAAATTGCTAGTGGATCAGCTTATGAAAGTCGTAAGGACTTGGGGAATTTAGAACAAGAAGCATTACTTGCGGCACATCAAAATTATACAACCACAGGAAAGTTCTATAAAGGTCGTGGATTGATACAAATTACGGGATTTTATAACTATAGAGAATGTGGTAAAGCATTAGATATTGATTTAATTCGTCAACCAAAACTTCTTAGCCTTCCACTCCATGCAGTTGAATCTGCTTGTTGGTTCTGGAACAAACATAATTGTAATTTTCTAGCAGATGTAGATAAATTTACTTCAATTACTCGTATTATTAATGGTGGAGTCAATGGTCTTGCAGATAGAGAGAAACTCTGGAAAGCTTTTACAAAAGTCTTGGAGTAATTTATGACTACACTTCCTCCGATAAATCTATACACATACGTACTTCTTCTTTCATATAGAGTCATCGACTCTATAGATATTATTGATATTTCCGACATCCCTGATAGGACAAAACATTTATGAATGGGTTTCTTGAAGAAAAAAGTGGAATGAAATCTCTTGTACGATTTGTACCTTTTACAATAACTGTTGCAAGTGTAGCTTTTGGGATTCTTGCAATTATCTATGAATCTGATCTAGCGACTAGATTAGCAGAAAGTTTTCTATTCGCAGCAACAGGTACATTAGGTATAAAGGCATATCAAAAAAGTTCTGAAAAATAACTAAGAGAAACTCCTTGGAATTTTCCAATTTAACCTAGAAGATTGTATCCGTAGTAAGCTTGTTAAAGATATATTAACTGTCTGGGACAAGAAATAACTAATAACCTATACAGGAATTAATATGGCAATTGCATTTAACATAAAACAAGGAGCTACATTTAGACTTAATGGAGTATATACAGATACAAATGGTGGGCACTCTTTAACTGGAAAGACTTTGACGAGTCAGATTAGGACTAGAAAACACGAATTAGTTACCTCTGTAACCATTACCGTAGTTGATGAAGCATTAGGTACATGTATTTTTGAAGTTGTAGACACAACACTATGGCCTGTTGGAACATTGTTTTGGGATATTAAAGTATCTCAAACTACTACAGTTTTATTAACAGAGTCTAAAGAATTTAATGTCTTGAGGTCTGAAACATTATGAGCGATAGTTTTAATTTCACCCTTCCAGGAACGTCTGGAATACAGTTAATTGGTCCAGGACAAACATTAACTTTTCAAATAGTAGATTTAGGTATTATCGGACCTGCTGGAGCACAAGGTGCACAGGGTGCTCAAGGAGTAGCAGGTAGTGGTGCACAAGGACCACAGGGAGTAATTGGAACTATAGGAAGTCAAGGTCCACAAGGAATAAATGGATCGCAAGGACCACAGGGCGCACAAGGTTCAGGATCAGGTTCAACTGATGTAGGACTAACTGTAGCATTAGCATTAATTTTTGGATAATCCAATGGCAAAAATAAAAGTAAATAATTACGTATTTGATAAAACTGCTAGAACAGTTACGTTTAGTGATTTTGGGTCTGTAAGACTTGACTCAATACTTCTTGTAGCAAACACAACAACAAATACATTTATCTATAATCCTGTTGTAGCTGGTCTTGGTGGAACTGTAGCAAGTAATGTACTTACCTTTGAGTTTGATTCATCTACAATGAGTAATACAGATAAGCTTCTCATTTACTATGATGATGCTGCTGCGGCTTCAGTTAATGTTACAAATGTTCAACTACCGACTAATGCAGCGACAGAAACTAAACAAGATGTTCTTATCGCAAAAGATTTCGCAACGCAGACAACACTTGCCTCTGTTTTAGCAAAACTTATTACTTCTCCATCAACAGAAGCTAAGCAAGATACTGGAAATTCATCACTTTCCACAATTGCTTCAAAGGATTTCGCAACACAAACTACATTAGCTGCACTACTTGCAAAAGTGATTGCTGCCCCATCTACGGAAAGTAAACAAAATACAATTATCACTGATCTTGGTGCAGTAGATGAAACAGCTCCAGTCACAGATACAGCTAGCTCTGGACTTAACGGACGATTACAACGTATTGCTCAGAGATTAACTTCACTCATAGCTCTTGTTCCTGGATCACTTGGGCAAAAAGTAATGGCATCAAGTTTTGCTGTTACCATTGCTAGTGACCAATCAGACCTTCCTGTAAGTATAGGCTCTATAGCGCTCCCAACTGGGGCGTCTACCTCAGCAAAACAAGATTTACTCCTTACAGAGTTACAGCTTAAAGCAGATTTAACAGAAACTCAACCTGTAAGCCTTGCTTCCTTACCTGCACTAACTTCTGGTTCAGCTATTA